TCTGTCAATAATTAAACTGTCTAGTACTGCTTCGAACTTAGGTGTAAGCTCGTCAATCAGTTCTTGCTTGTCGCCTTCTTGTAACACATGACTAATATTGTCACCTGCCCAATATCTAATGCCTTCGTCTTCTAAACGGGCTTTTATTTGTTCACTTTTACTCATTTATTTCTCCGATGTTTAGGCAGTGGATTGCCAATATTAAGTATATTATATACTTTATTTAGGTTTTTGTCAACCTGTTTCGTAATTTTCTTCTCCCTTCGATATACTTTTTATATCTATAGGGGTGAAAATCTTTGTAATATTCTTTCTTTTGAAAGATATCACTTGCATCATCTAATGCTGTGATCTTCTGTAATAACATAATAGTCCAATAATCATCAAATGCATCTAAGAACCATAAGTCCTTACCTTTGTAACTATACATTGCGTTTAGACTATCGGTTGCACCAATCATTTGATCGTCTCTTAATATGTCTTTGTTAGTAGGCATTGCTACCATAACAACTTCGGTAGATCCATCAAATAATTCTGCTTGTTTTGAAACAGCCCCCCAGAATTCATAAACATCTTCTGGAGGATCTAATTTAACTAATTTTAGTTTACTGTTATCATATACAGATTTAGCATATGGACAAACATTTGCGTTATCAAGTTTATTAACCCAATCTTTTACATATGCATTTAAATCTGTGTTAGTCATTAAAATATTTGTCTAACATTTCTAATCTATCGTGCGCCGCGGCCATAGCATCTAATTCTTTTTGAATTGTTTCGATAATGTCCGAATGTTCGCCAATGCCTACAACTTTTTCCATGTAGACATCAATGTTAGTTTTATGCAATTCAATCTCCGCTTCAGCGTGTTTCCTTGCCGCATTTACCATTCTATGTTTCAACATAAGTCTCCTTTCTAATATGTTCCTATGTTTTCCCAAGGATATACAAGCCATACATCCTCTTCTTCTTTGTTAATTTCGTGACACGTATAGCTAATAGGCACAAGTACTTCACTAGCCATATTATCTGTAAGTGTAGCGAACTTTACATTATTACCCCATACCCGATGCCAATGGGGATCTTTAGGCAAGCATCCTGCTTCCCAGTCTTGCATAATCCAATTGAACGTAGCACCGGTGTCATTTATATCATCTAAGATTAAAATCTTTTTGCCTTGTCCGCCACTGTCTTGATGAGGATATCCAAAAGCATCTTCTGCCATCCAACAGTTGCTTTCGCTGTCTCTATCGTTGTCACGTAGACTAACTTTCAGTGCTTCACACCGTATGCCTGTCATATTGCTAATAATAGTAGCAGGTACATTGCCTCCGCGTGTAATACCTACAATATAATCTGGTCTCCAGTTGTCTGTGTACATTTGATTAACAATGCTTACACACATCTGTTCTACATCAGTCCAACTGTAATAATGTTTTTTAATCATTTATTTTTCTCTTTTAATTTAGGATGAGGAGTTCTGTCATTATAAATATCACCTGCTAGTGCTTGTATTTGTTCTACAAGTACAGTAACTTCTTGAACATTGTAAGACTCACTTTTTGCCTTTTTGTATTTTTCTCTATGTGCATGCACAGCTAAGGTATGCATTGCACTTACTTTGTCCATTAATTGTTGGATAGTATGTTGCATTATATTGCCTCCTTTGATTCGATATTTCCTTTGTAGTCTTGATCGATCATTTTGTAGATTGAATAAAAGTTATCCCATGCTTTTCTAAGTGAAGGATAATGTTTACACATTTTTTCTACTCTATCAGGGTCGATCATATTATCTAGTATATTAACATAATTATAATCATTATCAACTAAATTAACACTTGTATCAGTAGTAGTATTAAGTGTAAAAGTGGTATCTATACTACTTGTACTGTAAATAGAATCACCTATTGTAATAGTATATGCGTTGTCATCATTCATCTGCTATTGCCTTATAAAGTGCTGTGCCACTAAAAAAGTCTTTGTTTAGTTTAGTACGTTGCTTATCTAAACTAACAAGTAGATCTTCGTAGTTTTCCATATAGTTTACAATTTGTGCAACTACTTTATCTCTGTGATGTAAGTATGCATCATAGTCTTCAGTCCATGCACTTGGATATTTAAACTCCGGAAGTGCCATTTCGCTGTAACTAAGTCTATCAGGCACCATAGGAATAGCATCTACTAGTGCGCCTTCATACCAACTAATGCCAAGTGTTTCTTGTAAGTTAGCACTAAACACAAGTTTAGCTTCTCCTAATAGATTATGATATTCATTCTTTGTTAATTCTTGTTCTTGACACACAACAAATTCGTATTGCGGTAAACGCTCTTTGAGATCTCTAAAAATATCAACTTGTTTCTCAGGAGCAATACGATGCGGAAAGAGTATAAGATCTTTCTTTTCCATACCTTTGTAACTGTTTAAACTGTTCTTTAGATACTCCATAGGCCAACCAACTCTAATTGCTTTGTCCATGTCAACATCATAATTGTCCATCATAGTATCTGTAAACAAGTCAATGTGGAAGTCACTTGCAAAAAAGTTATCATCGTAACATTCATACATTGACATTTCAGCATGTCTTACCCAAGGCTTATCGCCAATCAACCTACCTAAGAAGTCATGAGGATCATAACTGCCAGCATGCCAAAGACCACCAATTTGAATGTTCACACCTAGTAGTTCAGCCATATAACGAAGTTGAATAACTGTAGGGTTCCAAGCATCTGTATATAGGAAATAATCTTCATCCTTAATTTGTCCGTTGCAGAACATTTCACCGATAGTTTCTAGTTGTTTACTTTTGTAAACATTAGTACCGCCAAAGTTAAGAAAAGCCCCAGGCGTAGTTGCCTGAGGCGTTTCTCCTCCACTAATAACTTTTACGTTTTCATTTGTAGCTCGTTGAAGTTGCTTTGGAAGATATTCCTTCCATTGCTTAGTATAACGTGTGTCTACTGCTTCAATATCTACAATATGAATAGTCATTAGTTTCTCCTATTATTAAACTTCTTACCAGCATTACGTGCTTTTGCACGAAGCCATCCTTGATGCTTATTGTATGCAATCCATACAGGCGCATCATGTTTATAAAGATCCTTTTCATCAAAGACCTTACCTTCAAAGCGACAGTAGTCGCGGAATTTATCCAAGTCGTTAAACACTTTAGTATACGCATCACGATTAAATTCAATTGCCATTTTTGTTTCTCTCTTCTCAATAGCACTAGGGTTTCGGGTAGTAAATGGAACAGCCGTTTTCATTATCTTCAGCTACGCTGATTTCTACAAATCGGCCTGGGTATTTTGTAGAAATTTCTTGATACAAGTCATCTGCAATCATTTCACAGCTCTTGTGATTAAGTTCTAGTACGCCTTCAACATCATACAATCTTTGCATCCAACGTTTAAATTGAATAAACTCAATGTCACGATCGTTATGAAATACTTGAATACGAACTTTAAAGTGAAAAATATGACGATGTGGAATACCAAGGAATGATACGTCATCCCAATCGCCGGTTGCTAATTTTGGATCAGTATCTGCGCCAGGGTACATATGTACACCTTCTTTATTAAAAGTAACCCAAATACTTCGTTGTGCATTATCTGTAGCGTTTTGCTTTGCCATTATCATATCCTCTTCTTTGGTCCTACGTAACATATAATCATAATATCTTTCGTTTTTAGGATCGTTATTTTCTATTGTGACATCATTCATAGTACTAGTATACCTTCTTTTAGTTGTGTTGTCAATTGTTTTCTAACCATTTTTCTACTATTTTTGCTTGTTTTTTAGCACCCTCTACACTAAAATGCTTACCATTATCAATAACATGTGTTTCAAAGTCCATCATTTCTTCTATTATTGGAAATGGATATTTGTATTTAGGTATAGTGTGAAAAAATTGTATATGTGACGTTTTCTTAATTAAGTCAATTAACGCTGTGGTTGTTATATCTGTATAACTATCATTACTAAAGTATTTGTAGTACATTTTACCAAATTTAATAAATTCATTATCACTCGACATATTATCAAAAACAGCACCTGGTGTAAGTGCTACCATGTCTAGTTCTTTTGGAATACTATAATAGTTGTCCGAAGTTTGGTAATAGTTAACATCTAACCGATCAATGTCTAATGCAAAACTTAATCTAGTAGGAGTTGTTAATTGAAAGATTACTTTCTGGATGTCTACCTGTTCTTTTGCAATGTTTAATAAATGTAAACTAGTAAGTAAACTGTTACCAGGATATGCATAGTTGTAAAAATTATGTTTTGGCATAATTTCAGCAAGGGCTTCTACCCAGGAGTATGGTTGTTCAGGACAACCTGCACTCCAACTACATCCAGCAACTACAATATTCATTTTACAACTTTATCAGTTCCATATTTTGACCAGTCTGTGAACTTATCTCGGTCCATCAAATCATGCAGGCTATGGCACCAGACGCCTGGATTGCTTGCCTTAAAGTCTTTATCATCAATTTTAACCATTGTGTTATAGTTCCACTGTTTAACATAAGGCAATGGAACACGAAGTTGTGGGATAAAGTTTTCGTATTCAGTAAGACCGCTTTCAAGAAATTCTTCTGCGTAATTAATTGGAATATCTAAACTACAAAGTTTTCCTGCTGTAAGGAAAGCCTTAATCATTCTTTCCCAGCTAGTCCAGTCTTGTTCGTTTAATGGTTCAAACGAATGATTAGCGCCAAAGAAGATGTGTTCACATTGTTCATCGTCATAATGCTTTTGTATAACATCACAAGGTTGTGTACCTGTAACAAATAAAGTTTTCATTCCAAACGCAGGAGTCTTTTCAACTTCTACACCTGTAAAGAATATAGGAGTATCACTTACACCGCTTTCGTAATCTCGTTTCATTACTTTAGTTTAATCCCTGTTGTTGATTCAATATATTGGTTAGCCATAGTTGTTTCAGTTTTTGCAATAAACACAATAGTAGCTAAATTTACTTCTAATTCAGTATCAGGACTTACAGTAAATGTAAACGGAACCATACCTAATCCTTCTTTAGTCATTGTAAGTGCCATAGGCTTTTTAACTTTAATATGTGTAGTGTCTTTTTTTACTAGACGTGCAACAATTTCTTCGCCTGCTACAGTTTTGAAACTAATTGTATCGCCTTCTTTGTATGATGATTCTAATAACATGTTTTATCCTAGTTGTTTAAGTTCAGTCTCTAGCCGATGTATTTCATCTTTAAGCCAAAGTTTTTGTGTTTTCATGCGATTAAGTATTTGTTCGCTTTCAAATTTATTATACAACATTTTTATCTCTTCGTCAAGTGATCTATGTTTTTTGTATAATTCTTGTAAATGCACAGCTATTTTATCGTGTTGCTCCGTGTAGTTGCTCATCTTCTAAATCCTCCAGTTTAGTTTCATCTAGTACATCTTCTTCAATAGTAACAGAGTCTTCAACATCAAAAAGTGCATTAAAGTGTGTACTTGCGTTCACAGTCTTTTTACCAATAGCACCTCTTGTACCTGGAATACTCATCCAAAACTTTGAATACTGATCAATTACTTCTAATGACTCTTCTCTTGTAGTTTTAGAGAATATTTCTTCCACAACATCTCTGAATAAAACCCTGTCAAATTGCTCTTGTACAAGCATTTTAGGAATAACTCCATTGTCGTATTGTCTGTTTGCTTCTTGGACTGCATTAATATGGCTCCATACATTATGACCCATTTGGATCGCATATGAAAAACTATCCCACGATGTTTTTCCTTCTTTACCTATTTTATTTAGGTCACCTGGTTTATAGATACAAATATCTTTTACAAGCATGCCGTCTGTTACAGGCGAGTCTTCAAAGTTTTTAAAGATACCATCTTGTAATACTGCATCTTTAAATGTGCGTGTGTCGATTGCATACTTTTTATCGTCAACACTAGGCACCATTCGATAAGTCCACTTGCCTCTATCAGGAGTTTCATTTTGAATGTATACTTGTCCGTTAGCAGTTGCTAAGAAAGGACTTGCACAATCAAATGTAAGCATCATGTTAGGGTTGTAATACTTGCGTATAGCACGTTGTATGTCAGTTAATAGTGTAGCCCACTCTAATTTAGATGTGCCTAAGAAGTGCATTACATCGTGTACACCTTGTTGTAGTAGGTTATCATAATACAATGTAACTATGCGTTTAAGAACCAAATGCACATCGCACATGTTCTGTCCACCCATACTCCAACCGTTAAAATGATTGTCAGGATACTTAACTGGATCACAATAGTCTTTCATTTGCTCATACCAGTCATCAGCGTCAGTGTGATTCTCGCCTTGTAATACGTTTAAGAATTTACAAGCACCTGTTCTATGTTTCATCCAATAGTCGTTGTTAATGCGTGTTGCTTTAACTGCTTCTGAATATGTACTAATGCCTGTTGCTTTTGCACCTTCTGGTGAACGTGCTACCCAGGCTGGAATATCAAGTATCATTCCATAGTCCATATAAGCGTCCATCCAACGAAGAACGCCATCTCTTTTCTTTTGTGCTTTAGGACAATTAGGATCTTTCCAATCGCCTTCCCAAACACCTTTACCAATCTGGAAACCACCTGAGTCACCTAGTAACCAAGTGTTGTCTCTATCTCTATTACGCACCATATCTTCT